AAGGCATATTCTTACTCGATTATATAAAGTGTATTAGCATCAGGTGTGATTGCATCATACGCTGATTGTGTCATTCTTCTAATATTTCTGATTGGATTAGTATCAGTCTCATCACTTTGAACTGGTCTAGATACTGTCGATGTCGATGATATTTCACCTGATATTGCAAGTGATGTTAATGTGCCAAGAGAAGTAATATCACCAGAGTGTTGTGTTACGCTACTTGATGAAATTCTTGCATCTGCAAAAGTACCTGAAGTAATTTTACTTGTTGGTAAATCTGCCACGTATGCATTTGCAATTGCTGTACCTTGCCATGTTCCAGTTCCAATAGTTCCTACTGTGGTTATATTGGAAGTCCCCGCAAAAGTACTGATAGCAGTATTCTCAACATTACCTAATCCTAAATTGGTTCTTGCTGTAGCAGCATCATTTAAGTCTGATAGGTTATTTGATATCACCAATCTTTGACCGACAGAAGTTAAAATATTATCTATCTGCGAGGGTGAATCATTTAATGCTTCGGCTAATTCATTTAAAGTATTTAAGGCTTCTGGTGCACCATCAACTATTCCAGCAACTTGTGTATCGACATATGCTTTAGTTGATAAATGCGCATCGGCGGTTGGCGTAACACCTGATACAGTTCCTGCAAATGTAGATGTTCCATCAGAAGCTAGAGTAAGAGATAGTGTCTTACCCGGCAAAAATGTGATATCTTTACCAGTATTAGTTCCAAGTGCTAATATGTCAGTACCATATATAGAATTACCATCGAGATACATATTAACATTATTGGCCGTGCTTTCTTCAATACGAATTAAAGCACCATCTAAATCAGGCGCTGTTAATGTACCCATTGTTTTACCACTCTTCTCAAATATATGAAGCTTATTAGTGGGTTTACCATTTGTATTAGCGGTTCCAGTGGTACTAGGAGTAGCATTATTTAATTTAGTAGCAGCATTAACTCCAATTCCAACATTGTCAGGTGTTTTTGAGCTATTTGCTGAAGAAGTAACTCCTTTATATCCACCATTTAAATTAATATCACCATTGTTAAAGAATACAATTTCTGCACCACCGGTTTGAGAACGACTCATTATAAATGGACCACCACCTGCGGTTCCTTTATAATACATTTCAACAAAATCAGTAGTGCTTGTATTATGAGTAATTGCTAATCCAGTACCAGATGCATTACTTCCAACAATTGTGAATTTTCCTTTTTGTGTATTAGTTGCAGTACTACCAACCTGAACTTTATCGGTAGATGAATCTGCGAATAAAAGATTTGTATCTACTTTTAAGTCACCTGTTCCAACATCTAAAGAATTTATAAATCCTTTACCATTAACATGTAATTTATAAGCTGAACTTGGTGATGTAGTTCCTATACCAACATTTTCATTAACACCATCAATTACCATTATAGCTGCTTTAGCATTATTGTCTGATGCTCTTTGAGTCATAAAGATGTGATTACCATAATCTGTGTTAACACCTTCAGCCACATAATATAAATCACCACCTGTATTTGTTATAGTACCTTCTGACGAATTATCATTATCATTTAAATTTAATGTAGCAATTTGACCAGATACTTTTAATGTAGCAGTTCCACTTGATTTTGTAAGTGTAATATCATCTGTTGTTCCAAGAGTTCCACCAATAGATGCATTTCCCGTAGTATCTAAAGTTCCTGCAACATCGATTCCTGCTGAATCAATATTCAACATAGCATTTTCATAACCAATCTTAATTGTATTAGCATCTTTATTATAAGTATTCTTACCTATAGCAATACAATCTCCGTCAGCTTGAGAGCCCGGGCCGATTTGATATGATTTATATCGTCCAACATTGTTAGACCAGAAAGTCATTAACTGATCGCCCGCAGTAAATCTATGAATACCATCAAGTGTTCCTTTAAGAATACCTACAACTGAAGAAGCTCCGATTGATGATAATTGAACATTATCGTGAGGTTCAAATAATCTTCCATATACACAAGTTACTTGAGTAGCAGAATCTCTTGTTAGAACGTGAGCTACCTCAGCTGGTTGGAATCCACCAGTTCCATCAGTAACAATTGTAAGTGTGTCATTGACTTGAAGATTATGTGCTGATGCTGTCGTAAATTGTACTAATTTAGAAAAGTCATTTCCTGTATCACTTCTTCGTGTACTATCGGTTGTTACTGTCAATCCAGTTCCACTAGCCAATGTTAAAAATGAACTTGTATTAATAGAATCAACTGAGAAAGTTGATGTATCATTTAAAGCATTATGAGTTGGATTACTGCCTGCTCCACCGCCGGCTGGTGATAATGGAACTTCGGCTTTTGATTTATAATTACCAGCATATAATACGACTGTTGCTGCATCTGAAGTAGCTGATGTGACTTTAGCAAAGTGGGTTTGAGCTACAAATGGTCCTATAAAGTCTGTGGTAACTGTAACTCTTATTAATTCACCATTGCTTAAAGGATTATTTCCTGCAGTGAAAGTAAATGTAGTAGTTTGAGATTGACTAAATGGAACTTGTTCGTTCGGTCTACGTCCATCGGGGTTTGCTTCTGTACCATTAAAGTCTTGGTCAGCTTGAACATTCCAACCTACAAGATTAGATAATGAAACATCAGTCGAATCAACTGCTCTTGTAACTCTATGCCAATTCCAAAACGCTGCTTTATCATTTCTTAAATTATTAGATTGAATTGCATAGTATTGTTCTTCCACTCTCTCAACATTTTTAACTTCTCCAGTTCCTTGTTGAGTGATTCTATCAATCTTTTGAATGGTATGAAAGTGATTTGAGTTATCTGCGAATCCACCAGTTACTGAACTATTCTTAAATAAATCGTGAGTGACTACAACCGGTCCACCGAAATCTACAAAAGTGCCGGTACCATCTGTTGACCTTGTTCGAAGAACTGCTTTATTAGCAATATGATTATCACCTTTTATGATATTGACATTACCATCAATAACTAATTTTCTATCAGGTGATGCAGTTCCAATACCGACATAATTATTAGATGCATCTAATTTAAATGTACTTGTATCAAAAGTAACATTTCCAGTAACATCCAGAGTTCCTGCGAGTTGAGTATTACCAGTGACATCTAATTTATGACCACTCGGTACCATTCCGATACCAACGTTTCCGCCATTCTGATTTAACATTAAGTCTCCACCAGAACGAAAAGCTACTGCACCTTTTCCTGCTACACCGCCAGCATTTCTACGAATCTGAAACTGCGATGAATTACCAGCACCAGCAAAATACATATACATATTAGAGCCACCATCTGTATTGACTAATTCAATACCAGTCGATGTAGCTGATGCACCAGATAATTTTATTCCGCCCGTAAATGTAGGGTCATTCTTATTTGCCTTTAAAGCGATATTTGTTGTATTGGTTCCAATATTAGTAGTATTAGTAGCAATATTAGTGGTGTTAGTTCCAATACTTGAAAGTATGTTATCTATCTGAGCAGGAGAGTCATTTAATGCTGCAGCGATTTCATTTAAAGTATTTAATGTACCGGGTGCATTATCAATTAGATTTGAAATCTGTAAATCAACATATGCTTTATTAGCAATATGATTATTATTTGTAGGAGAATTATCTAATTCTATTCCTGCACCAGAAGTTAATACTTGAATATTATCTGCTATTAAAGTTCCTCTAACTTTAGCATTGCCGGCTACAGTGAATCTTTCATCGGGGTTGGCCGCCCCTATACAAACACGATTATTAGAAGAATCGACAAACAAAGTATTGTTATCAAAGCTAGCATCACCAGTAAATACGGGTTCTGATTTATTAGCTTTTAAATCTAGTGCTGATTGTGTAGCATTTGAGACGGGCTTGTTGATGTCAGAAGTGTTATCTATATTTCCTAATCCAACATGTGTTTTAGTTATCCCTTGAACATTACCAGTAAATGTAGGGTCTGTGAACATTACAGCTTTTGATTGGTTTGTAACATTTCCCAATCCAATTTGAGCTGCCGTGACACTGTGTGGATTAGTTGTATCAGAGGTATGAACTAATAATGATGCAGTGACTTCTGAATCTCTAGCAATTCCACTTGGTATATCGCTATCAACTATTTCACTTCTAATAGTAGCAGAAGATTTATCTTCTACATTTGTTAATCCTAAAGTTGATTTAGTAATTCCGTGAGGGTTAGATAATGCAGTATGAGTTGCAATAGCTGATGTTACCTCAGAATCACGAGCGATAGTGCTTGGGATATCTGAATCAACTATTTCACTTCTAATAGTAGCAGAAGATTTATCTTCTACACTTCCTAATCCTATTTGAGATGCTGTAACACTGTGTGGATTATCTGTTCTAGAAGTATGAGCTTCTAATTCAGTATCTCTTGTAATAGTGCTTGGAATATTTCCGTCTTGTATTTCAGACAAAATTGTTGCTGAAGATTTATTCTCAACATTGTTTAAACTTAAATCTGTTTTTAATTCGGCGAATGTTCTTCCTGCTAATCCAGTACTAGTAAATATTGCTATATCATTAGCTGTAACGCTAGTAGAATTTATTCGAACAGCATTTGTATTTGAAATACCAAAGGTAAGTGAGTTCTGTTTAGTAGATAAATCAGATGTAGTTGCGATTCCAGCTTCTGCTAAAGTTTGATTTACAAAATTAGTTCCATTATAAACTATTAGTTCGCCATTTCCTATTGATGTTAAAGTTACATCTGTAAGAGAATTGATAGCTCCTAGTTCTGCACTCGATAAAGCTGTCGTTACAAACCCAGTAGTTGCTAATTGAGTTGTATTAGTTCCCGCTGTTGCTGTTGGTGCAGTTGGGATTCCCGTAAAAGCCGGGTTAGTAAACATAGTCTCCTTAGACTCATTCGTTACATTATTAAGATTTAAAGTCTCGGCAGTTATACTAGCATTAGTAATTGAAGTTGGAATTATCTTCGCCGATGGGTTTACCGCTGCTGTCAACGAGCTATTTGATGAACTAATTGTTGCTTTTATATCTGCCATATTATATTATTCCTAATATCCGTAGCCACCACCAGCTCCACCACCATCGCCAGATTCGGTTTCTGCCGGTGAATTATTGGATGTATCTGCAGCCGAGCTTGAAATAGCATCTGTTGCTTGGTCTAATGCTCCTTGTCCTGTTGCTGCATTTTCAGCATTATAATTAGCATTATCAGAACCAATAGGATAAACATGAACATAACCTGCATTCATATATTGAGCATGAATAGTAAAAGACCCAACATAGATTGAATTTCCTGTGGTTGGGTGATACATGTAATGTGGAACAAAGTTTTCTTCTGTATATTTAAATTCTATGCCTTCGGCTAAAGGATTAGCTTGAGATGCTGAAGGCAATACTTCTATTTGACCTTCTAGAACTCTTATCACTTCAGAAGTGGTGGGGTTAAAAATTTCTACGTCATAAACATATCGCCCAGCTTTTAAAGCCTTTGTTTGTGCTGCAGTAAGTGCTATAGTTATAGTATCTTGGTTGGGTGTATTTTCATTTATAGTACACGCAAACTGAGTATAAGTTTGAGAACGATATGATTTACGAATCTTTCCACGAGCTTGATAACTATTCAGTTCGAATACACCTGATGCTTGATTATCTAAATTAATCGTCGAGGAGAAAGTCGAGCCCTGGTCTATGTTTAAATTTGAGACGGTTGCCATTTGTATAAATACCTTTATAGAGTTATTATTATATACTCTATTTATAAGAAAAACACAGTAGAAAGGCAAGACTTATGAGCAAAGACTTCGATGCATATTTAGATAAATTACCCATACACGTATTCAAATTAACAGATGGCTCGACCATCATTGCTAGATTCATTGAAGATGACGGAGAAGAAACATTTATATCGAAGCCAATGGAAATTGAATGCTCACAATACGAAGGCAAGATGGAATTGTTTATGAATGAATGGTTATATGGTTGCCCTGCTGAAGACGTAATAATCCATAATACCAACATCTTTACTCACGCTGAAGCGAATAGAAAACTTAAGAATTTCTACTCAAAATGTATGCTTCAAGAACGATTATCCGACTTAGTTGATGAAATCGGAAAGGATTTATTTCTGAGTCATTCTGATTTTATCTCATCATTTATAGATGGTCTTGAACCTAAAGATTCAACAGAAGATGAAGACATTCTTTCTCCTTGGCGGGATAGAATGCAATGGAGTCCGAAGACCAATGATGAAAGTAATAACGAAGAAGATAGTAGTCCTTTTGAATCTGATTAAATCATTATACCAAAACACGCTAGAAGTGTCAAATAAAAAGATTAAAAAAATGAACAAAAATCAATAAAAAATGATTTACAAAGTGCCACTTTTGTGGTATAGTATAAACTATGAAAAATGAAAAAGTTAAACCTAAGCAGAGACCACACTATGTAAATAATAGAGATTTCTCTGAGGCGGTAGTAGAACATGTTAAGTCTACAAACGAAGCAATTAAAGACGGAAAAGCAGAACCACAAATACCTGAATATATTGGAGAATGTTTTTTAAAGATAGCAGAAGGTCTATCACATAAACCAAACTTCGTTCGTTATACTTATCGTGATGAAATGGTAATGGATGCAGTAGAAAACTGTATTAAAGCTATTAATAACTATAACATTGAAGCAGCAACCAGAACTGGAAAACCCAATGCATTCGCGTACTTCACGCAGATATCCTACTTCGCATTCTTGCGTCGTATAGCTAAGGAGAAAAAACAACAGGATATTAAACTTAAATGGATTGAACAATCTGGTTTAGATGCTTTCGCTGAGATGGGTGATAGCGGATATGATGGTGACAGTATCGTAGAAAGAATCAAATCTAGAATCGATGCAGTTAAGGTGAAAGACGAAAGTCTAAAAGATTGGGCTAAAGCAAATGGTCTAGACACACGTAAACGTCGCAAAATTAAATAATGAAGTTAGCGATAATCAATGACACCCATTGTGGTGTAAAGAATGGCAGTGATGTGTTTCTAGATAATGCAGAGGCATTCTATAAAAACATATTCTTTCCTTATCTTGAAGAACATGGTATTGATAGAATCTTACACCTTGGGGATTATTACGATCACCGAAGATTTGTAAACTTTAAAGCATTAGAACGTAATAGACATATGTTTCTAGACGTCATTCGTGAAAGAGGAATACATATGTCAATCGTTCCAGGCAACCATGATGTGTATTATAAGAATACAAATGACTTATGTTCCTTAAAAGAACTACTTGGACATTACACAGATTGTGTTAAGATATATATGGAGCCAACTGATTTAGAGGTTGAAGATACTACGATTGGTTTAGTACCTTGGATATGCCCCGAAAATGAAAAAGAATGTATGGACTTTATTCAGAACACTAAGTCTCAAATTCTAATGGGTCACTTCGAATTAGCTGGGTTTAAGTTCATGGCTAATGCTAGTATCAAATCACATGGTATGGGTACTGAAATCTTCAATCGATTTGATTCAGTATACTCTGGTCATTATCATACAAAGTCAAGTCAAAGTAATGTTACTTATCTAGGTACACAAGTTGAATTGACTTGGTCTGATGCACATGACCCAAAGTACTTTCATATCTTTGATACTGAAACTCGTGAGATGACTCCGATAAGGAATCCATACACACTATTCCGTAAGCTATACTATTCAGATGAAGAACAATCAGATTATTCAGACGTAACTAATAAGTACGTAAAGATTATCGTTTCTGAAAAGACTAATGCTTACGAGTTTGACAAGTACGTAGATAAAGTTCAAGCAATGAATCCACAAGAGCTAAAGATTGTTGAGAACTTTGGTGACTTATCTGCGGAAAATATTCAAGATGAAGAAATCAATCTTGAGGATACTCAAACTCTCCTAAATACTTATGTAGACGCTATTGAGTCTAAATTGAATAAAAGAAAATTGAAAAACATTCTAAGTGAACTTCATGCAGAAGCACTAGAAATTGAAGCTATATGATAAAATTTGAATCTATCGAGTACAAGAACTTTCTCTCGTCCGGCGATAAACCAACAAAGATATATCTATCAAGTCATAAAACGACATTGGTAGTTGGTGCAAATGGGTCTGGTAAATCTACAATGTTAGATGCCTTATCCTTTGCTCTCTTTGGTAGGGCTCACCGAGATATTAATAAACCTCAACTAGTAAATAGTATCAATCAGAAGAAGGCTGAAGTAACAGTCGAGTTCTCTATTGGTACTACTAACTATAAAGTGGTAAGAGGAATCAAACCTAATAAGTTTGAGATTTGGCGTAATGGTGAAATGTATAATCAAGAGTCCCACGCTCGAGATTATCAAAAGCTATTAGAGAACAACATTCTTAAGTTGAACCATAAGTCATTCCACCAGATTGTAGTATTAGGTTCATCAAACTTTATTCCTTTTATGCAATTGCCAACTCACCATAGACGAGAGGTGATTGAAGACTTACTTGATATTGGAATCTTTACAAAGATGAGTCACGTTCTAAAAGATAAGTTGACAAAACTTAAGAATGAGATTGGATATACTGATACACAGATAAATCTTCAAAAAGAAAAGATAGAACTTCAAGAGTCTCACATTAAAGAGCTTCAATCGATTGACAAAAGCAAAGAAAAAGAAGTTCAAGATGAGATAGATGAATTAAATAGTCAAGCCAAAGCTTTGAATGAAAAGAATGATGAACTAAGAGAACAATTAGTAACGGAGGTACAAGAAGATGATATT